AGGAGTCGTGTTGTACGTTCCTGCGTCGAAGTCGCCGTAGGTCTCGATAATCGAGAGCCTGTCTTGAGTAACTTTAGCGCGGTCTCCGACCTGACGGCCGATTTCCTCACGCTTTCCCTGTTGAGAAGTCTTAAAGGCTTCCCACGAAATCGGGATTTCTTTCGTGTATTTGGTGATACGTTTTGTCGTCGTATTACCGATTCGGGTCGAAGTCGTTATGACCTCTTCCTGCTCTCCTGTCTCTTCAAATTCTCCTACGTTGGAGTCTTCGTCGTAGATGAAGGCCATCGAATCAGTAGGCGATGTGTGGAAGAACCACGAGTCCTGTGCTGAGAGAAATCCCGGCACTTCTTCCCGTGTGAATCTTTCGTACATCACCTCATCAATTGCAGTCTGCGTGTCATCTGGCGAAAGATTCGCTGTATGACCACCTTGGGCTGGCATTGTGATTCGTCCCCCTCCCCATTATCCAAGGAGGGGGAGGTTAAGTCTGTTAAGAGATGTCTACACGCGTAAGTCCGCGAGCATCTGCTACGCAGTCCAACGACGATTTAACGTAGTTGAACCAACGAGCAGTGAATCCACCTGTATCAGCTGCTGCTGGCTTCCATGTGTACACACTTGAAATCAAGTCGAACACATAAATATCCCACAGAAGTCCGATAGCTTCAGATTCAGTATCTGCTGTTGCTGCGGTGGTGACTTTAGCGCGGATGCGCGTTTCATTCGCACGAGGCACTGTAACGACTGTACGGTGTGCGAGCACCGTTCCTGCGCTGTTGACCACCATATCTTTGGCGAGAATGCCAATGAACTGGTCGGTTCCTATCACAGGCATATCATCGGTGATGACGACGATTGTATTCACGCTCGATGTACCAGTGGTATATGTGGGCGCAACTCTCATCGGTTCACCAACATATCCACGAGTTGCGGAAGCGGCTACACGGAACGGTAGATTAGGAGCATTCCCAATCACTTTCACGTCGAATTTTGCCATTTTTGGTTTGTTAGTTTAGTAACTAGGAGATGACTACACGGGTCAGTACGCGAGCGTCAGCTACACAGTCAAGCCTCGATGTGACGTAGTTGTACCATCGTGCCGTGAAGCCTTTTGTATCAGCTCCACCCGGTTGCCAAGTATATGTAGAACCTGTTAAGTCCCACATATAAATGTCGAACAAGAGTCCGATTGCTTCTGTCTCGGTGTCAGCGGTAGACGCCGTTAATACCTTAGCTCGAATTCTTGTCTCGTTCGCACGGGGCACAGTGACGAGTGAACGATGTGCCGTGACCGTTCCTGCGCTGTCAACAAGCATATCCCTTGCAAGGATTCCAACGAACTGGTCGGTTCCGAGAGCCGGAAGCGTATCGGTTCCTACAACGATAGTATTCACATCCGATACACCACTGGTGTATGTTGGAGCTACTATCATAGGTTCGCCGCAATATGCGCGGGTAGCTGAAGCAGCAACACGGAAAGGCAAATTGGGAGCGTGCCCAATTACTTTCATGTCGAATTTTGCCATTTTTTTCCTCGTCATTTCAGACGAGTGCTATCCAGTAATGGATAGACTATGCGACCCACTTCTTTTGCTGTCCCACGGCGGCTTTTGTATTCATAAAAAGAGTTTTGCCATTGGGCATCTTCTTTGAATAGATACCATTGCCTTCGTGTTTGTAGCTCTTGAGTGGTGAACCTTCGGGTAATTTCGGCTGAGGCACTTGTTCACCATCGCGCTCTGTTCCGGCTACATCCCTTGAGGGCGTTCCCTTGTTTTTCAGAGCACGGGCGATTTCGGCGTTCTTTGCCTGAAGTACCTTTACGTTCTTCTGCGCTTCTGCGAGATTCCTTGCTTCGGGGGAATCATCATCACTTTCTTTCGATTGTTTGATGAGTTCAAGTACGTCCTCTTTGGTAAGAGTCGTTGCTTCACCTTCTCCACCCTGACGTTTGATGATGTTCTTATTTTTGACGATAAGAGCCTCAGCAGCGTCAGCACGGACTTTCTCGGCTTCAGCGAGAGTCTTGTAGTCTATCTCTTCCTCCTGTAAAGGAGCATCGGATTCGGAGTTTTCAGGTTCGCCTTCTGGCGTTTCATCCAACTCTTCCTCCTTGTTATCTACTTCATCCATAGATGGGACGGCTTAACCCCCGCTGGGCTTTGAAGTTATTAAAGTTCTTCCGACTTACGGATTGACCCCCGCTGGGCGCACCGAGAGGTGCTTGTTAGGAGCAAAAGCCCCGTACAAGCAACCCTCATTTGCTTAATCGTTCAAGAGTAGAATCTATCACCTGAACAACATTACCGAATATTCGTGCGATGCGTATGTCTTCTCCATCTTTTCCTTGTTCCATTAAGGATTTGATGGGAAACCATTGCAATTCGGCTTTGAGGACTTTCCAAAGTTGTGATGACTTGAAGGTAGCGGCTTCTTCTTTTATCGCCGCGAGGAACTCATCGGGCATTACTTGCCCCTTCCACCGATTCCCCTTCAACAAATCATCGCTTGAGAAGTTCTCAAACGCTTTCTTCACCATAAAAGAACAATGTTGCCTTACTTTGCTTTCTTCTTCAGGCCGCTCCAAAACGCTTTCAACTTGGCATCCGGTTTGCGGATGTCAGCAGTCTTGAAGTCCCAGAAAGTACCGAGCGGAACTGGAGTTCCCTCTAAACGAATGAGTCCACCGCGCTTGTCATAGGCGGCAAGAAGTTTGAGAGCATCCTTGCTTCCCACCTCCTTANCTGCCTCAGAAGCCTTTATCTCATTCTCGAGCGTGTATTTTGCTACTTCCATATCAATTTAATCACTTTGTAATTATTTTGTTAATCGCTTCCTGCGGGCGCGTTCTCGCCTTTCCTGATTCTTCTTTGCGTCCTCTGCCATAGCGTTCTCGACCTTTGTGATAGCTTTCGCAAGGTCTTTCGGGTCTTCGACCTCGATAAAGTTTCCACCAACCCTAAAGATATACATTACCTCCGGCTTTTCTCTCGGAATCTTTTTCTTTCCGTCCCAGAAGGAACCATTCTTTATTTTCACCCGCTGGTCGCCTCCGATACCTTTCGTGATATAACCACCTAATTTATCATAGTGGGCGAGGACTTCGTTCGGTGGAATAAGCTCAAGTTCTTTGTACTTCTCTAAAAGACCGCCTGTAGGTTGTCCTGAACGTGCAGGTTCGCCTTCAATAGCACGTTTTAACTTATCCTCATTCTCTAGAATGAAGCCGTCAACATTATCGAAACGCGCAATTCCTTCTACCTCTTTTTTTGGTCGTGCCATATTTATAAATTTAACTAATAACCCACTCCAACCCCCGAAGAATAACGCCCTTTCCTCCTATTCGCCTCAAGTGCCCTATCCATTTCTGCCGCTTGTCCGACGTTTGGCTTCGGCTTCATAACCCTTACCTTCTCAAAAGGAATACGCTTGTAATGCAAAGGATCATGCTTTTTCGCTAACATGTGAGCTAAATTCTTTGATGCTCTTGAGAGTCCCATACAACGCTAGTGTAATACTAATTAGTCAATAGTGCTAGTTATCAAACTGTGTATAAGTCATTGTAGACCCGCATTCGCGGTAGCACCAGCAAGGGACTTGCTTTGTACCCCTTGAGCGAACTGCTGTCCAAGTGCCGAAGGCTGAAGTGGTTGTGCTTCTTGCTTTTTAACGAACCGATCTCCCTTCGAGTGGAAGTAAGAATACATGAGTTCCTTGGTGATTTCCTCCTGATTTGCGAACGGATTGTCCCTCATTTGAGCTTCAAGAGCCGTGAGGAGCGCCTGCATTTGTTCATCGTTCTGCGCGAAAACCTCCCTATAATCGGCCCTTGAGAGGAACTTGAACTTGGCGAATAGTTCGGGGTTGGCATATACGATAGCGCTACCCTTTTTCTCGGCTTCGGAATAGAGGTCAAGCTCTTTCCTCCGCTTTTCATCTTCAGTCATTTCCAAACCTATCAAGCCTTCGGAGAACGCAAGACGCTTGTCCTGTCTCTGACCTCCTACGACCTTGTTCGTGAGAACGAACGACTTGTATTTGAGTTTCGTCTCATCTCCTACTAATTCGTCTATTTCAGCCGTAGTAAGGTTGTTGATGGCGATGTCGGCCATAAGAAGACCATACTTTGAAATAGAAGCCGCAAGTCCTTTCGCAACTCCACCGATTATCTTTTTCGCGTTCGATTGCGCTTGAGCTACCGAATATGCTTTTTGGCTTGCCGCAGGAAGTTGACCTGAGATGGTCTCATTTACCGTACCCTCAGCGATGGACTCTTTTGTTTGTGCAATAGCGCCGAATATATTGTTGAGATTCGATTGAGGAAGGAGAGGAGAGACTTTCGTATTCACGTCTTTCATCGCAACAACAGCGTTCGGATAGATGATATCTTGGTCGATTTTGTCGCTCCCTGAAACTGCAATAGGCATTTCAGTATCAAGGATAGCGCGATTCATCGCTATCTCCGTCATGGCATCATAGAGCGAATTATCCCAACGTACCGTCGCCATCATTGACTTGTAGAAAATGAAGTGGCTCCCGATAGGGTAGAAGCCGAATTGTTGGATATTATATCTCGGTGCGTTGAAGTTATCACGATGCTTCATTGCATTATTCTCAACATTCTTTTCACCCATATAAATCCCTCCGAGAAAACATACTTCCATGTCCTTCCTGCGATTGAGATAGGTTACTTCTTCGACAAGACTTGGGTGGTCTTGGTCTTTGATGTCATAGAAAAGGCCATCGTCCTCGGAATAGAAAGCGGAGCCACCGGCTCTCACATAGTCCCAATTCTCATGCTCGCCATACATAGCCTTTGCCTCGTTATAGTCTATCCACCTCCGTTTGAAGATACACGAATGTTTTTGGAGGTTCCGTTCAAACGCATTCGTGATGAGGATTTGGTCAGCGGTATAAATAGGAGCCTTGAAGCCCGAAAGAACCTCGTCCAATACCTCTTTCTTCGTATACTTTCCATTTTCCTGTTTAACTTTGATGGTTTGCATCACTTCCTGATATTCGGCCCCTAGGTAGACAATGGGGTCGGTCTCCATCGCAAAAACCAAAGACAGGAAGTTTGACTTGTAGTCCGAGTTCTCATCCTGCGCCATCCACTCCACGATATCAGTCATGAACTCGGAGAAGCCACGGTCTGTTTCACTTGCGTCATTCTGTGCTTGGAACGTAGGCATGAGATACCCTGCGGTCAGGTTGGCGTGCATCGCAATACCCTTCTTCCTCGCTTCGCTCCGCGTCCCGCGCCACCGCCAGTCGGTTGCGACATCTGAATCACCATCCACGAACGCATTGAACATT